GCCACGGTGCGTACGGTGCTTACGGCGTTGTCCCGGCTTGTATTTTCATCGAAAATCAGTAATAGCACTCGATAGAGTGCGGAGGTACACTATGACAGAATTCACGATTACATACAATCACGGGAAAGGCGAAATGACCTTGAACCTCGAAGCATTCTTCGCCCGTAGGGCTAACGGCAAATTCATCAACACCATTAAGCCCGATATTTACAAGGTATTCAAACTTGTAAACGAGTGGTGCGAAGAAGAACAGATCGAATTCTTACTCAAATGGTTGAACGAACACGACTGCTCTGACTTGGTAAGATATTATGAAGCAAAATACAACAAATAAAAAAATCGGGAACGACTTTGAGTCCTTTTTTTGTGAACTGTTATTCTCCAATGGTTTTTGGGTTCACAACCTTGCACAAAACCAAGCAGGACAACCTGCGGATGTAATAGCGGCAAGAAACGGCAAATCGTACCTGATAGATTGCAAGGCTTGTACGAAGAACGGCTTCCCCTTTGAGAGAATTGAAGATAATCAGGAACTTTCAATGACCTTGTGGAACGAACGTGGAAACGGCATAGGTTGGTTCGCTCTGCGGACAAAAGATGACGAAATCTATATGTTCAGCCACTACGCTTTGAAAGGCTACGAGAAAGTCAAATCGAAACTCTCAAATGACGAAATCAAACTTTACGGACAGCCTATTGAGGAGTGGATAGCAAAATGCAAATAACAGTTGGAAACGCTATTACGATTAGAAGCCCTACGGACGAAATCAAAAAATGGTGTAAAAGCAATTTGATTATTCCCAACCCCGATTACGCTAAAAAGTTGCGAATGCACTTTTGGCTTGGAGATACTCCCCCTGACCTGTTTTTATTTGAAAATCACGGACTTGACCTTGTGCTTCCGTTCGGTGTTCTACGGCAGATACTCCCTTTGTGTGAGGGATGCGAAATAAACACCACGTTCAGCCCACCGATAACGGTTAATTATCACAGTAGCGTTCCGTTATATGACTATCAGGAAAAGGCGGTAAATGCCGTTCTCGAAGAATATTACGGAATACTTCAAAGCCCGGCAGGAAGCGGTAAAACGCAAATGGGAATTGCCTTAATCACGAGATTAAATACCCGTACCCTTTGGCTAACCCACACAAAAGACCTGCTCGAACAGAGTAAAAGCAGAGCCGAACAGTATATTGACAAATCTTTTATCGGGACGATAACAGAGGGAAAAGTCAATATCGGTAAAGGAATAACCTTTGCCACCATTCAAACGATGTGTCGAATGGACTTGGCAAACTACAAGAATTTTTGGGACTTGATAATTGTGGACGAATGCCACAGAGTTGCAGGATCGCCTACGGCAGTAACGCAGTTCTTCAAGGTATTAAACAGTTTATCAGCCCGAAACAAATACGGACTTTCAGCAACCGTACACAGAAGCGATGGAATGATACGAGCAACCTACGCCCTGCTTGGCGAAGTTATCTACGCTGTCCCCGATGAAGAAGTTGCAGGTAAGATTATGAAAGTCGGTATTAACCCTATCGGGACGGACACGAAATTGACTACGGCGTGTTTGAATACGGACGGAACATTGAACTACGCACGTTTAATTTCCCACTTATGCACCGACCAAGACCGAAACGAACTTATAGTCGATTGTATAAGCGAAAACGCAGGAATGCCCTCGTTGATACTGTCTGACCGATTAAACCACCTACAAACCCTTATGAATATGCTTCCCCCTGACCTGCGTTGTGATGCGGTTATGATTGACGGCAAAATGACTTCTAAAACAGGTAAGGCAATGCGTGAACAGGCTATCGAAGATATGCGACACGGCAGGAAGAAATACCTGTTTGCTACATACTCACTTGCCAAAGAGGGTTTGGACATTCCTTGCTTGGAACGCTTGTATATGGCTACACCGCAAAAAGATTATGCGGTAATAACCCAAAGTATAGGCAGAATAGCAAGAACCTACGCAGGAAAGCAAAGCCCTGTTTGCTATGACTTTGTGGACGATATTCGCTATCTCTACAAGGCATACAAAAAGCGATGCACCACTTATAAGAAGAACGGTTGCTACTTCATAAGTGAAAATCAGTAAAGGAGAATACTCAAATGACCTTAACGGAAAAGTTAAACAGAATAGAAGCGAAAATCAAACTCGGTTTACCGCTTACCAACTATGAACATTCTATGTGGGTATTGTACGGTAAGAAAGTATGACATTAGGTAGTTTATTCGATGGTGCAGGTACTTTCCCCTTTGCAGCAAGTGCGTTCGGCATACTTCCTATATGGGCGAGTGAAATTGAACCTTTCCCGATCCAAGTAACGCAAAAACGCTTACCGAAAATGAAGCATTTAGGCGATATTACAAAGATTGATGGTTCTGCGATAACTCCCGTTGATGTTATAACCTTTGGTTCTCCCTGTCAAGATTTATCGGTAGCAGGAAAAAGAGCAGGTTTAGACGGAGAGCGTTCGGGCTTGTTCTTGGAAGCGATACGCATAATCAAAGAAATGAGGAGAAAAACAAATGGAAAATATCCCCGATATGCAGTATGGGAGAACGTGCCGGGAGCATTCAGTTCAAACAAAGGCGAAGATTTCCGCACAGTCCTCGAAGAATTCTGCAAAATCAAAGACAGTACAGCCGTTATTCCTCGACCTACGAACGGGGGGGGGAGATGGCGTACAGCAGGACTTATCTTGGCAGACGGATATTCAATCGCTTGGCGTGTCCTCGATGCACAATTTTGGGGAATCCCCCAACGCCGTAGAAGAATCTTCCTTGTGGCAGATTTTGGAGGTGGAAGTGCCGGAGAAATACTATTTGAGCAAGACGGCTTGCAGAGGAGTTTTGCGGAGAGCCGCAAATCGTGGCGTGGAATTACCACCGATACTACTTATGGCTCTTATCTCGCAGGGCGAAATAACGGAAGCGGAATTGACGGAAATGGGAATAACCCCCCCCCCGATAATACCGATTGAAAACCACCCTGCCGATAGCAGAGTAACGCTCTGCAAAGAAGAAACAATTCAAACCCTTACTTCACGAATGGGAACGGGCGGCGGTAATACACCGCTACTGCTGATAGGTGTTGATACATACAACCAAACGCTGACAGGTAATGTAACGAAAACTTTACTTGCAGGGCATATCGATCCTGACGGCGTTCCGTGTGTAGCAATAAATATGTTGCAGGATGCCGTACCGAATGAAAGTGTTACGCCCTGCCTTTCAACAGGCAACCCGAAAACAGGACAGGCAAACGTAGCAATATGCTACCAAGAAGTAGTAGGTTCGCTATGTGCGAGAGATTGGAAAGGTGTAGGCAATCAATATGTTAAGGAAGATAAATTGATTGTTGAAAAAGTTCCAAAATCACGCTTTGTCGTTCGTAGGGTTATCCCCGTAGAATGTGCAAGGCTGCAAGGAATGCCTGATTGGTGGTGTAAAGACATCAAGCGTACCGACTCCGCAGAATACAAAATGTGGGGCAACGGAATGGCTCTCCCCTGCGTTCTTTATGTGATGCAAGGTATAGCAAAACATTTAAGAAAATCTCTATTGGAGGTGATGAAGTAATGCACATATTCGACTGCGAAGTTTTCAAGTATGATTGGCTGTTCGTTTTCAAAGATGTTGATACAGGCGAACGAATACGCTTTCATAATGACAACGATGCAGTAAAAGCCTTTATGGACGATGAGCGTTTCTTGGGCGGCTTCAATAACAAGTCTTACGATAATTATATATTGAAAGCGGTATTGTGTGGGGCTGACAATGAAACTATTAAGGACATAAACGACTTTATCATACAAGGACACGATGGATGGGAACACCCGTTTATCAAAGCGAACAGGTGCTTCTTTGAGAGTTTCGACCTTATGGACGATGTGCAACAGGGTTTATCACTTAAAGCAATCGAAGCCCATTTGGGAATCGATATTGAAGAAACAAGCGTAGATTTCGACATTGATAGACCGCTTACAGAAGAAGAACTCGAACGAACTTTTATGTACTGTTCTTACGATGTCGATGCAACGGAACTTCTCTTGAAGTTGAGAGTAAATTACCTGCAAAACAAACTAATGCTTGGAAGAATTAAAGGTATTGACGATACGAAAGCCTTGTATATGACAAACGCCAAACTGACCGCCGCCTATTTGGATGCGGAAAAGACGAAAGATTATACAGACGAACGTGAGTACCGATACCCCGAAAACCTTTTGAGAGAATACATACCTCAAGAAGTGTTCGATTTCTTCGACAAGTTGAAAGACAAACGCATACCTGACGAAGTGTTATTCAAAACGAATTTGACCTTAAAGATAGGTAGGTGCGAATGTACGGTTGCTTTCGGTGGAATACACGGGGCTATCCCCACCTACCGAGAAAAAGCCACAGGTAAACGCACAATACGCAACCGAGATGTAGGCAGTTATTACCCCCACCTTATGACGATAGACGGGTATTGCAGCCGAAATATCCCGAATGCGGAGATTTATGCAGAAATGCTTGAAAAGCGTATGCAAGCGAAAAAGTCAGGCGATAAAGCCACCGCAAACGCTCTCAAACTCGTTGCGAATACCACCTACGGAGCAATGCTCAATAAGTACAACGCTCTGTTCGATCCGCTTATGGGTAGGTCGGTGTGCATAACCGGGCAATTACGATTACTCGAACTTGCAAACCACCTTGTACACGACTGCCCGACCTTGCAGATTATCCAACTTAACACGGACGGCATTATGGTAAGCCTTGACAACGAGGACATTGATACCTATAACGCTATCTGCGAAGAATGGCAACAGCGAACGGGCTTTGAACTCGAAGAAGATTGCATTAAGGAAATCATTCAAAAGGATGTCAATAACTACATCGAGATTGCTATGGACGATAGCACAAAAATCAAAGGTGGACAGTTGGTTCGTGGCATCGTTACGAATGGAAAACTCGACCTTACGGGAATGGGTTTAAGGGAATGGACTCAAATCAACGGCGGTGCGTTCAATATAAACAATAACGCAACCATCGTAGCACAAGCCTTGTTGGACTACTTCGTGAAAGGAACACCTGTTGAAAAAACGATTACGGACTGTGATGACATTCTTTCGTTTCAACTCATATCAAAGGTGTCAAGCAAATATACGGAAGCATTTCAAATCGTTGACGGCGTGAAAGTGCCTACGCAAAAGTGCAACCGTGTGTACGCTTCGATTGATCCACGAAACGGAACTCTTTACAAGGTACACGCTGTAAAAAGCAATGATAACAAGGTAGCAGGACTTCCTGAACACTGCGTTATCGACAATCGCAATGTGCTGACAGTAGATGCCATTGATAAAAAATGGTATATACGCTTGGCGAAGCGATATGTAAACGACTTTCTCGGTATCGTTATCAAAAAACCTAACGGACGGAAAGCAAAATCAATAGAAAAAAGAATATTAAAAATCTTGGAGGATAACCAAAATGAAAAATGAAACCCCTGCTTATGAAACTATGAATGTTTATAGCAAACTGCTTCTTGCAAGAAAACTCTTTCTTGAAGCGAACGTGAAGAAAAGCGGCATTAACCGCCACCTCGAATTCAAGTATTACGAGTTGGCAGATATTGTCCCGGTGGCAACCGTAATCGGTGCTGAAATCGGCTTGCTGTTCATTACTTCGTTCAGCACGGAAAACGCTGAAATGAAAGTCGTGAACGTACATAACCCCGAAGAAGTTATCACGATTACAAGCCCGATGAAAGAGATTGATTCCATCGAATCTTCGAGAACGGGCGGTAAACTTACCAACGCCATTCAAAATCTTGGCTCTGCGGAAACCTATCAGCGTAGATACCTGTATATGGCTGCTCTCGACATTGTAGAAAGCGATGTGTTTGACGGCGAAACAGGCGAACCTGAAAAACCCAACCCCGAACAACCTGCAAAACGCAAAAAGAAAACCCCTGTAACGGCTGAAAAGCGTGAAGAAATCAAAGCAGAAGTTGTTGACAGCGATGGACAGGCTGAACCCTTGCAGATTGAAGCCCTTACGAAAGTAATGGAAAGACTTCTCGAACTCGATCCCGATAAGGAAGAATTGGTACAGGAAATCGTTTTACAGACGGACAAACTTACCAGCATCAGTAAATCGGCTTGCGAAACCTTGATTAAAGAACTCGGCGATTTGGTTGCTTCTTACGAAGTAGTTGAAACACCTACGGAGGAATAAACGATGGAATGGTTAAAGAATAATCAAATTAAAATCACTCCCCCTGCCCGTCCTAAAAAGTTGACGGCTACGAGATTTGCAGCAATCTTCGGGCTTAACGCTTGGAGTACCCCGTTTGAAGCGTGGTGTGAAATCACGAGAACTTACGAAAAGCCTTTTGAAGAAACGAAGTACACAAAAGCAGGTAAGATTATCGAACCGAAGCAGATTGCTTTTATGAAGAAGTCTTACTTTATGACGGACATCAAAACCCCTACGGATATTTACGGGGCAGATTACTTCAAAAAGACTTTCGGCGATTTCTTCCCCGATTTCGCAGTAGTCGGCGGTATGTGGGACTCGATACGAATGGATAAGAACGGAAAAATTACTTGCGTTCTCGAATTCAAAACGACCAAACGTGCCGAAGATTGGCAAGGCGAAATTCCTGAATATTACGCTTTACAGGCGGCGTTATACGCATACCTGCTCAAAGTGGACGATGTTGTTATGGTATGTTCGTTCCTTGAGGAAAAGGACTACGAAAAGCCCGAAGCATTCGTACCGAGTGCAAAGAACACCATAACCGTTCCGTTCAAGTTAAGTAAACGCTATCCCAACTTTGAAGAAGATTATATCGTACCTGCTTACAAGTGGTGGGAAATTCACGTTCAGGGTGGTATCTCCCCCGAATTTGACGAAAAGGCAGATGCGGAAATTCTCAAAGTGTTGAGAACGAACAACCTTAACCCCGATACGAGCATTGATACGCTTGTAGCGGAAGCAGAAACCATCAAAGCAAGGCTCGAAAAGAACGCCGCAGAGATGGAAGCGGACAACAAACGCTTGGAAAATATCAATAAGCAAATTAAGGAATACGCTCTTTCACAATTCCGTGAGGGCGATACCAAAGTAACGATTTCGGGTAAGACATACGCTTGGGCGTTGTCGAGAAGTGAAAGCACCGAAATTGACAAAGATGCACTCAAAAAGGACGGCATCTTGGAAAAGTACAGCAAATCAAAAACCACTTACAGATTAACTACAAGCCTGATTAACAAGGAGGATAAATAAAATGGCTAAAATCACATTATCTGATACTTCATTCGCACTCGTTCCGGAGGGAACTCACGTTTTTGAAATTACCGCAGTCAACTACAAGGAAGATTTCGGTAAGTTGGAAATCACTATGAAAACCGCATCGGGGGCTACCCACATTGAAAGATATTCTTTCGTTAAGAGCGATGGTAGTCCCAACGAACCTGCAATCAATGTATTCTCGTTCCTTGCTAAAACTGCTCTCCAAGATTTCGACCTTGAGGAAATCGACCACGAAGATTTGGTTGGTTGCTTCATTAAAGCCGAAGTTACGCACGAAAAGGTTCAAAACAAGAACGATGCAAGCAAGACTATGACTTTCTCCCGTCTTGGAAGCAAGTACACAGCAGACGGCTTCGAGGAAGCCCCTGCAACGCCCAAAAAGACCGTTTCTGCGGCGGTTAAGGCAACGGCAACCCCTACGCCTACACCTGCTAAAAAGCGTGTAGATTTGGCTTCGATTTTGGGGAAGAAGTAAGAAATGAAAATCAGCAATCTTCAAATGAACTGCATCAAGTTCTGTAAATCAGAGGGGATATTCCATATCAACACTCGGGGAAATAAAACTCCGTCAAACTATCCCGACCTGATTATATGTTTGAATGGTAAGTTCGTGGCGTTCGCTTTCAGCGATTCCGTTGGACAGAGATTGCAAATTAAAAAACTCCTTGCGTGTGGTGGGTGTATCTACCACCCCCACACTCTCGGGGAGTTCGTACAAACCATTCGTCAAATACAGGAGGAACAAAAATGAAAGAATCTTTCAAACTTACTAAAAACGCAAAAGGTTTAGTCAGTTTTTATATGACTGCCGGGCAACATATGGTTCACGATCTGACTACGGAAAGAACGGCGAATTCCATCATTAAGAACGGCAAAAACGTGGAAATCAGCGATAGAATCCCCGACCACCCCGTGTGTGTGGATAAGAAGTATTATTTCGCCGCAGTCGTAAAGAAGCCGAAAGAAAAAACCAAAAAGAGCGAGGGTTGATATGAAGCACTTTGAGAATATCCCAAAAGAATTAACTGAATTACCGCAATGGGTGTGTGCGTGGAATAATTCAAAAATACCTATGAACGCCCAAACTCGCAAAGGTGCATCGTCCATCAAGCCTGAAACGTGGAGCGATTACGAAACCGCCGTAAATGCCGTTAAAAACGGCGAATACGACAATATCGGGTTCGTGTTCAACGGCAATGGAATTGTCGGTATTGACATAGATGCAGGGTTCGATTCTACGGGTTTTCTCTCTGACATCAGTATTGACATAATGAAAGCCTGTAAATCGTTCACGGAGAAGTCGAGAAGTGGCAGAGGTATTCATATCTACCTTAAAGGCAAATTGCCGTTTAAGGGCAAAAATAACGGGCGTGGCGTGGAGATTTACCAAGAGGGTAGATACTTCATCGTAACGGGTAAAAAACTCGTTTACAGCGAGATTATAGAGAACCAAGAAGCGATTGATTATATTGTGGAAAAGTATTTCCCCGAAGTAGTCAAAACGAATGACGGTTCTACCCCGAAAACGACTGCATTTTATACGCCTATATATTCCAAACCCGAGAACGGCAAAATATCCTTGAAGCCTACCTATCCCCCGATTGAGCAGGGCTTGCGTAATCAGTCCCTGACTTCTCTTGCCGGGCAGTTGCATACACGAGGCTATTCAAAGGAACAAATCTACAAAGAGTTGCTTCGTTGTAATGAAGCGGCTTGCACCCCTAAACTCCCTACACGGGAAATTGAAATTATAGTAAACAGTGTTACGAGGTATCAACGATGAAAGTACAAATCAAACATAGTGATTGCATTGAAGAAATGGCAAAAATGGCTGATAATAGCGTAGATTTTACGCTGACGGACATTCCCTATGCCGAAGTAAATCGTAACGATAACGGACTGCGTAAACTCGACAAGGAATCCGCAGACATTCTCACGTTTGATTTACATACTTTCCTTAAAGAAGTTTACCGAGTAACGAAAAACAACATTTGTATATTTTGCGGTAGAGAGCAATTCAGCGATATATACAAATTCTTCACTTCCATTGATGGGGGGGGGGACTTGCCGACCTATCGTTTGGCAGAAAACTAACCCCTCTCCTATGAATGGACAGTATGTATATTTGAGTGGTGTGGAATTCGCCGTTTGGTTTAAGAAAAAAGGCTCGAAAGTATTTAATGCCCGTTGCAAAAATGTGGTATTCAAACACCCGAACGGAACGAGTAAATACCACCCCACCGAGAAAAATCACGCATTATTGCAGGAATTGATTTTGGATAACACCAACGAAAATGATATTGTTTTCGATCCGTGTATGGGAAGTGGAAGCCACTTGCTCGTAGCGTTGGAAAACAACCGAAAAGCCGTAGGAATTGAACTTAACGATAAGTATTTTACGATAGCAAGCGAAAGGCTTTCGCCCTACCGTGAAGATGCCAAAGTGTATTCCCTTATCAATCAAATCATAAATGCGAAAATCAGGAGAATCAGCAATGAATAAGGCAAAAATAGACAACTTATTGAAACTTGTGGACAGTTTCAGCAGCCGTCATCACAAACACGAAATCTTATCAGATTGTTTTGAGATATGGGCTATCTGCATTTCGCAGTTGGTGGACAAACCGCAATACGCTGAACGTGAGCAACGCTACCTTGATATTGTCAAGAAGTACGATAAACACGATTTAGACATTATAAGTCAAATGTTCGGCGAAGTATGGATGCTTCTCTCAAATATGCCTACGGACGGCTTTGACGATTATTTAGGTCAACTCTATATGTTAAGCGGTACGGGAAGCGATAAAGCAGGTCAATTCTTTACCCCTTACAGTGTTTCCAAAATGTCTGCGGAAGTTACGCTGAAAGGTAGCGATAATCTTAAAAATGACATTATCACGATTTACGAACCTGCTTGCGGTAGCGGTGGTATGATCCTTGCAACGATGGACACGCTCCAAAATGACTGCGGAATCAACTATACCGAACACGCATTCGTGGTCGCAGGAGATATTGACAGTAGATGCGTTCATATGTGCTACGTTCAATTATCCCTTGCAGGTGTCCCGGCGATTATCGAACAGCGAAACGCTTTGACAATGGAACTTATCGGCGGCGTGTGGAAAACCCCTGCCTACCTGTTTCAGTATATGAGATTTAGAAATGTACTGAAAGATACAGTACACGAAAAATCACTTTTTGGAGGCAAAAATGACGAAAACAGTTGAGAAAGAAACGACTTCTACTGAATTATTCTGCTTACGCAACGGCAGATACATAATGTCAGAAGAATTGTCGGCGAAAATGTTTTACATAAAGCAAGCACAACCCGAAGCGTATCAAAGCGATAACACCGGGTATTCGTGGGACGAAAGCGGTATGGCAGAACTCTTTTCAGAGTGCTACGAAAACGATACCCGATACTGCCCCGAAACAAAAACTTGGTACACCTACGACAACGGTTATTGGAAAAAGGATGTCGGCTCTCTGCTCGTAGCAGAAAAAATCAAAGAGTTTACCCGTTTAATGACCTTGTACTGCGGCGAAATCTTGGACGAAGAAAAGCGTAAAGAGTATTACAAGTTCATCTCTAAAATGGGCGATAGACGATTCAGGGACAGACTTATGAAAGATGCTACGGGTGTAAAACCTATCCCCGTTGCTATGTTCGATGCGAACCCGAATTTGATTAACTGCATCAACGGAACATACGACCTTGAAACGATGTCTTTCCGTGAACACGATTGGCGAGATTTTCTCACTATGAGAGCGAATTTGGAATACACCACGAAAGAAGATGTTCGCTGTGAGCGTTGGGAACGCTTCATTGACGAAGTAACGAGTGGCGATAAAGACAAAGCAGACTACATTCAAAGAGCGTTGGGCTATTCTATGCTCGGTATCTGCAAAGAAGAATGTATGTTTATTCTTCACGGAAAGACCACGAGAAACGGAAAATCAACGCTTCTTAACACGATACATCACCTTTTGGGCGATTATGCTACCGTAGCCCCCGTTTCGATTATTTGCAAGGCTGACAGGGCTAAAAACGCCGAAGCCGCAAGCCCTACCATAGCGGCATTGAAAGGTAAGCGTTTCGTATCTATGGCAGAAAGCAATCAGTACGGAAAACTTGACGAAGAAGTTATCAAACAACTTACAGGCGGCGAAGAAATCACGGCTCGTAATTTGTACGAAAGTATGATGACCTATCTTCCACAGTTCACGCTTTGGCTTTCCTGCAACGACCTACCTGCGGTACAGGATAAATCGCTATTCGCATCAGACCGTGTAAAGGTTATTGAGTTCAATAAGCACTTTACCGAAGCCGAACGTGATGTCAACCTTAAAGAAGTGTTTAAGACCAAAGAAGCGATGCAGGGTATCTTTACTTGGCTTGTCGCAGGGTACTTCAAATATAAGCGTTTTGGCTTGGCTATGAGCGATAAAATGAAAGAAGTTATCAAGCAGTATGAAAAAGATAACGACCTTGTTTTACAATTCATTGAAGAACGCTGTAAGGCAAGTGAATCGGGTGCAAAGGCTAAAACTCTCTACGATGCGTATAAGATTTGGTGCAAGAGCAACGGCTACTTCGTATGCAGTGCCAAAAAGTTCAACGCAGGTATGGAACAACACCCCGAAATGCACAAAGGCAAATGTGTTCGGGACGGCTACCCTTATTATAGGGGTATCGAATTAAAATCTTAACGGAGGATATTATGGAAAACAAAGCATTATTTGTAAGTCAGTATCTCAAACCGCTTTTGTTAGCGTTAGGCGAAGATATTGTGGATGCAGAGTACAAGAAAACGGCTGACGAAGAAATTGTTATCGTTTCCTACGAGGGCGGCGGTTCTATCGAAGTCAATGTCCATATGGACAGCCCTGCTGCTCTTTGCCGTGATGTCCTTAAAAGTATTTGAGGTGCGGTATGGAAAGAGATTGGACAGGCAATTACAACTCGATTTATAAAACGCTCGGTGCAAGTTCCCATACGGACGAAGAACGTGAAGCGAATGACTACTACGCTACCGATCCTGTTGCGATAGACAAACTTTTAACCGTTGAAAAGCCTTTCCCTATGATTTGGGAATGTGCTTGCGGAGAGGGGCATTTATCGAAGCGATTGAAGAAACACGGCTACATAGTTGTTTCCACCGATTTGATTGACAGGGGCTATTCTACCGCAGGAGTGGACTTCTTGAAGCAACGTTCGCTCCCCCCCCCACTCATTACTTGCGACATTTTAACCAACCCACCTTACAAGTACGCCAAAGAATTCGTACTCAAAGCGTTAGAGTTGGTTAAGCCCGGAAGAAAGGTTTATATGTTCCTGAAATTGCAGTTCTTGGAGGGCAAGGCTCGATATACAGAACTGTTTAGCAAATATCCACCTAAAACCGTTTATGTGTTCAGCGATAGAATTTCCTGCATTAAGAACGGCGAGGGCGAATTCAATCACGGGGCTGTATGTTATGCGTGGTATGTTTGGGAGAAAGGCTTCTCGGGGACAACCGAAATCAAGTGGATATAACGGAGGTTATCTATGACAGTTGAAGAAGCAAGAAAGGAAATACCCAACATTGACAGTTTTTGTCATTTGGCTTGTAATTGGTGTCGCAGTGAATGGTATTGCCCGACTTACTGCGACTACTTGGAAAAGGCAAGGAAACTCGATTTTGAGCGTATTTTGAAATGCTACGCAAAGCACGATGGAGATATGTGCAAAGTATATCGGTACATAAAGAATACGCCCCTTATCAGGAAGAAAGGAGGCTACTAATGAACGAGAATAGGTGCGTAATTTGTGGCGATATTGTCCCGGAGGGACGGCAACTCTGCCCGTCTTGTTGGGGTAAACAATTCGACCTGACAGCCCAAAAGAAACAACTTGTGTTTATATGCTCTCCGTATCGTGGCGAAACGCCCGATGAAGTGCAGCAGAACACACGCAACGCAGAATGGTATTGCCGTTTGGCTTACACGCTCGGCTACATACCATTCGCACCTCACCTGTATTTTACCCGATTCCTTGCGGATAACTGCGAAACGGAACGGAAAGACGGAATGGCTATGGGTAAAGTCATTATGTTGCAGTGTGCGGAATTGTGGGTATTTGGCGATAAGATAAGCGATGGAATGCGAAGTGAAATCGCCTACGCAGAAGCCCACTCGATACCCGTAAAATATCTTACTAACGGAGGACAACAGGAATGAAAATAACGGACGAAATTATAATGGAGGGGTTGAACTGTTGTAAAGCAGGAATAGAAATTCCTTGCCGTAAATGCCCGTTTGTGGAATATGGGCGTAGTTGTCAAAAACGCCTCATTCAAGCCGCTTATGATATGATACTTCGTTTACAAGGACAAAACAACGTGGAGGTGCGAAAATGACAAAAGCACAATGGAAAGCCCTATTCGATTTTATAGAAGATTTAGGATATACGGGTAAATACGAAGTCCTTAACGAATTAAAACGAAAAGGTTCTATCAAATACACCGATACTTTTGATGATTTGGGTAGTTATGACGGAAGCGGAACTTATGACGGAATGATGAAATTTTTAACGGAGGAACTTGTATAATGAAATCTCCTTTTGGAAACGACATTTTCGCCTTGATATATCAGGCATTCAAGAACCTTTACCCCGACAAAGAGTGTTCCTGCTTTTGGAATCCCGATTTGCAAGATGCCGCAGACGATAAGAACGAAACCGTGTACGGCTTGACTCAATGGGAAGATAACGGCGATATTCTCGTATTCGTTTCGCCCACCTTACCCGTTTGTGATTGTGCGGAAATACTCTCTCACGAACTCGCCCACGTTGCTGTTGGCAAAGAACACGACCACGATGAAGTGTGGGAAAAAGCGTTTGACGATATTTTTGAAGAATACAACCGCTTGGGCGAAGAACTCTTTAACCCCGATGACAAAGCAAAAGTTGCTACACAGCGTAGCGGAAAAGATTATACAAGGAGAAACTAAAATGAACGATAATGTAAACCATCCGTCCCATTATACGGACGGCAAAATTGAAGTCATTAACTTTATCGAAGATAAGAACCTGAACTTCCATCGTGGCAATGCGGTTAAGTACATAGCCCGTGCCGGGAAGAAGAACCCCGAAAAGGAAGTTGAAGATTTGGAAAAGGCTGTTTGGTACACGAACAGAGAAATTCAACGCATAAACGGACAATCGAAAAACTCCGTTCTTCTCGAACACCTTGAGGCGTTGAAAAAGTTTATCAACGGCGAATGGGTTGATACCGATATTATTCAAACGATTTTGGGTATTGACTTTTCAACAGGCTTGAAAATGTTTGATTTTAGCAGAACAGCCGAATGGAATCCTGCACCCCTTAACGGGCAGAAAATCACAACGAAATTCAGGCTCAAAACTGTACTTCTCACGCAGAAAGTTGAGAAGTTGGAAGCAGATATTAAAGAGTTTGAACGTGAAACCGATAAGGAAACCGTTACGAATTTGAAGCACGTTTGCCGTGTATTTGAAAGAGCGTTGAATAATGCTCTCGGCGTGGATCACGCTTATACCGATGCTTACAAATCAGCCGAAGAAGAAATTAAGCGTGAAGATGCAGAAAATATTTACAACGGAGATTACGAATGAAAAGAACCGCAAAACCTAAACCGAAAGCCCTGACTTCGACTTCCCGTATTCCCACCGTAGAAGAATGCGAAAAGTGTGAATATCAAAAGGACTGTGATGCAAGTAGGCTCTGCAAGCGTGGCAAGGAGAAAAAGAAATGAAGCACGTTCTTTTCCTATCATTCGGGAAAGACAGTATGGCTACGCTCATTCTCATAAAACTTTTGGGCTTGCCCCTTGACGAAGTAGTTTATGTGGATATTCGCTACACCCGGCAGATAAGTGGAGAACATCCCCGTATGGCAGAATGGATTCCCACCGCAGAAAGAATATTGCTTGAGGAATTCGGTGTACCTGTTCGCCACCTTACCGCCAAAGGTACGTTCAAAGATTATTTCTATAAGGTTAAGCAGAAAGGAAACCACATCGGCGATATTTACGGCTTCCCGTACATAATCGGTGCGTGGTGTAATTCCCGGCTGAAAATGCAGGTAATTGATGCCTACCTTGCAGAGCAGACGGAAACTGTTTGTCAGTATGTAGGAATAGCCTTTGACGAACCTAAACGCTATGACAGATTAAAAGCGAAAGAAAACGACAAAATCGTTTATCGCTCTATTCTGTATGAAAATGAAATCGTAGAGAAACAGGCGTTTGAAATCTGCCGTCCGTATTCTCTCGTTTCCCCTGTTTACGATGGCGGCGGTTTTAGGGGGGGGTGTTGGTTTTGCGTGAAGCAGTGTTTAGCCGATTTGTACGATTTGTGGCTGAACTATCCCGACTACTACGCAGAACTTGTAGATTTGGAAAAGGATTCCTTTAATACGTTCAAGCCCGATATGTCTTTGCTCGAACTTGAAAACCGCTTTATGAACGGATATGTTCCAAAGCGTAGAAAAGTAAGTTAAGTGATTTTTAAGTGATAAAAGTGAATGATTTTAGTATTTTTCTATAAAGTCCCTTATAGAGAGTAATATATAGAATACTTTACTGAAAAAACCGATTATTATTCACTTTCTTCACTTTCAACAAAAAATAATATTTGGAGGTATAAAATGAAAAACGATAAGAAGAACGAACCGATTTTACCCGAAGAAACGGTTAAAGATGTTGTTAAGCGTGGCGGTAATAACCCGACAGGAATCGGGGGCTTTGGCTCTGTTGATACTACTCCGGGAGATAACGCAAGGTATTTGCGACATTCGATGTCTATGTGGAATTTGCCTGTTATTGATATAAGCGATCCTAAACAGGTAGAAGAACGTATAGTGTGGTACTTTACGCATTGTGCGGAGGACGATATGAAGCCTACTGTTAGTGGTATGGCTCTTGCTTTGGGTGTTGACAGAAAGACATTGTATGATTGGAGTCGTGGAAATGTCAGAGGTGTTACGCATTCCCCCATAGTAAAAAAAGCGATGGATGTGCTGTCCACGCTTTGGGAAGATTATATGCAGAACGGCAAAATTAACCCTGTAAGCGGTATTTTCTTGGGTAAAAACCACTTTGGCTATACCGATAAGCAGGAAATCGTGGTTAAGCCTGAAAACCCGTTAGGCGAACAGAAAAGCCCCGATGAAATCAAGCAGCGTTATCTTGCGGAAAACCCTGAAACGCCCATTGACGAAACTTAACCGCCGCCCAAAAAGGCAAAATAAAACAACCGCAGTTGTCAGTTAAGGCAATTACGGTTGTTTTTATATGGAGGTATTTTTCTTATGCTACCACGCCTTTTTGCTTCCACCATTCCACGATAGCATTGATGTTATCACGGTTGATATAGGAAATTTGCAAGCGTGTTTCTTCTACTTTGTCAGGCGTTTTCAGAATAGCATCACCACGCCCGGTAAGTTGTTCTGCTCCCTTATGATCCAAAATCGTCATACTATCACGAATGGAAGCCGTTTGCAAGGCAATTCGGCAAGGGACGTTTGCTTTAAGTAAGCCCGTAACGACATCGACAGTAGGGCGTTGCGTTGCTAAAATCAGGTGTATTCCTGCTGCTCTGCCTAATTGTGCAATAGTTATCAATAACGGCTCTATTTCGTCCTTACGCATCAAAATTAAGTCCGCTAATTCGTCAATTACAAGAAGAATTCGGGGGTAATTCGTCTGCGATATATCGGTATAGCCGTTCTGCTCCATCATTGCTTGACGTTCTCTCATTATGCGGCATAATTCCTTAATGATAAAGGCAGCCGATTCGCCGTCTTTGGCAATAGGTGCGTATAAGTGCGGTAAGTTTTCATAAGCCGACAATTCAACCCTTTTGGTATCAACCATAAGCAAACGCATTTTATTCGGCGTTGCCCTGAAAAGTAGGCTGTTTATAAGCGTGTTAAGGCATACGCTTTTACCGCTTCCGGTTGCCCCTGCTATAAGCAAGTGAGGGGCTTTTGTTATATCGAGAATAACGGGGTTATTCGCCGTGTCATAGCCTATACAGGCTGACAACGGGTTTTCTATGTTGTTATATTGCTTGTCTAAAAGCGTTCTTTTGAATGAAACCGTTGCACGTTCAGGGCGTGGTATAGAAAGGGCAAAATGCCCCTTTTGGCTGCTTTGCTCTGCTATCTTGCAACGCAACAGGGCTGACAGTGGCGGTATAAACTTCTTTACCTTTGCCCTGTATAGAACATTGTCTAAATCAAAATGATAGGTCAAAACCTGCGGTGCGGTATCAACCGCAACCGCCCGGCAGGATAACCCCCACCCCGTAAGGGCGGCGGCTATCTGCTCTTGGTTGTATATGCGTTCTGATCCGTTCACGTTCGCCGTGTCGGTCAGTATATGACTGCTTGGGGGTTGATAGAACATAATCAAACCTCCCAAAAGTCATAGCATTTACGCATCGGCGCTCCTGCTTCGGTAGTTATTTCGTATAAGGAAATAATACCTTTTTTCTGTTCCGCTTTGAATTCGGCTTGCTTCTGTACTGCGACAGCCGCCGCCTGTTCACGGTCAGCCGTTTCAATAAGAATTTCGCTTGCGTTTCCCTGCGTGAATTCTACTTTGAACATAACCTCACCTCCTTTTATGCTACTTTACTATACCACGTTTCCCCGTTGCTAAAACGGGCAGAAATAGCATAATGATTAAAACCTATTTCCTTGAACAGTGGCAAAAGTTTTTGATTGATTTTCTTGCGTTCTGCTTGCAACATTCTACGCAAAATATAACGGTTTACGCCGTATTCGTTAAAATCAAAATACGGGCTATTCAAATACCATTCGTCAGGGGCTTCGCCGTCAAGTATTTCAACCTGTACGCCGCTATAATACCCACTGCGGAGGGATAATTGATAGAATTTTAACTGCTTGTTTAATTCGTCAATTTTGGACTCTGCTTCGCTGTATGCGTATTCGTCAAACTCATAGTCAATAGGATCGGCATCGGGTATTTCGTCCCCGTTTTCGTCCACCGGGTAAATAGGCAGGGAAAAATCTGCCGCCCATAAGTCAAAACCATCTTGGTTATAAAAATTACTTGTAGCCATAATTATATATTATTCTCCTTATAAAATCAATCGCTTTTCTTTAACAATTTAATTTCAGTTTTTAAGTAAACCATTAAACCGCCGCCGTAGTCGTTGCCCTCGTCCCCGTCTTTTGCGATGGGTAAAATGCTTTCAATCAAATAATCATTGAACGCTTTACACAATAAATCGCAACGTGGATTCAATCTAATCGAGTCCGTATCATTCACATCAGAACACGCCAAATATAACGGCGTTTCTTTATCTTCTAATAATTCTATTAAATCTTTTACAGTCATATTTTTAACTCCTTATAAGTACATCCATTTGTCATTTTCGCTTGCTTTCTTCTTCTCACGTTTGATTTTCGCCTGTATGATCCACGCCTTGACAAACTGCGGAAACCACGCAACCAAAAACCAAACGCCGAAACCTATTAAAACCCATTTCATAACCGCCGCCTATCTTCGCATAATTTCGGCATCATTAAGCCGCTTTAATTCTTCGAGAAGTTCGGCAGAAAGTGGCACATCGTCATCGTGAATTTCAATGGCGTTTAACTCGTCAAGTGCCTTTTGCGACAGTTTGCCCTTATGTAGTTTTTTAATGATTTGTAATAATTCTAAATACACATCAGAACAGGCAGAATAACCGTATCCGTGATACTGTTTACCGGCAAAAACAGAACCCGTAAAAATGGGGTACATTTCTTTAATTTTGCCGTGCCTCGTGTGGTCGATGCTCGTACTTAAAAAGTACGGCTGCAAAAATGCAAATTCTTTGACATTATCCAACTTTATAAAAAAATAATCAGGTTTTCCGTTCTTGTAAATGCTATTATATTTCATATTGTACCTCCTCACATATAACGAACTCGCCAAATTTCATCGTGCATATTAACGACTGCGGCAGAATAGCCCCGTTTTTCGAGGCTCTCTGCGTGCTTTAATGCTTCATAATAATTATCAAATTCTTTTTTAGACCATTTCCATATATTCCGCATAATAACCCTCCATCAATACCAAGCACCTAACGCCTTTTTATCGATTTGGCGTTGCAAGGCTTTAACCTTTTTAGCGTTTTCGAGTTTGTCAGAAGAAAGACGGCAACCCTCTAAAACCTTATGAATTACGCTTTGATACTCGTAGCGTTCCCACGTTCTATTATAATAACAAATTTTAGCCGTGTTTAATGTGTAGCCTCTTTCATCCTGTACCTCTGCGGTATGCTTGAAGCCGCTTCGAGTGTTCGACCAAGAACAGATCACCATAAATTTTTTGCCGTTTTGCTGCGTTGTAAATACTTTTGACATAATAAATACCTCCAAAATTTTATTTTTTTTTATGCCGACAGCCGCCCGGCGTGGCGGTTGTTTCGTCTTAATTTTCAAAGACTCATCGGGGCATTATATAAACGCTACATCAGCGGCAGCAATGCTAAAATATACGGACTCTTGATTCAATGCGTTTTTGACTTCTGCGGCGATGCGTTCGGCGTTCTCTTTGTCGATTCCGCTTATTTCGCATTTTATAGAGTTTTCAAAAACTGTCTGCTCGTCTTGATGCTTGTAAATGCCCTTGCATCGTGTCAGCGTTGCCCCGTCTGCGTATTTCAATATTATTTCGGCGATGATTGCTTCGGCGGTGTCTGTGTCGATGATCTGCGTTCTTGTGTCCTTGTCGTTAAGTCCTGCGATAATGGTATAATTTTTCATAGGTTGCCTCCGTTCGTGTTTTCAAGTTATTTCTTGATAATCTTATTATATCAAGTTATTTCTTGATTGTCAAGCATTTTTTCAAAGTTTTTCAAGTTTTTTCTTGATTTTTTAGAGGCTTTCAAATTGTGTACTTTTTGCAACGGTTGCAAGCCCTGCCGGGCGTGGGGGATATTGAATAGGAACGAACGGGCGGGGGAAGCGTTTCTGCACCCGAACAAATAAAAAAGGCGTTTTCCTTATACTTCTCGTATCTTTTCAAAACGCTTTAAGTGATAAAAGTGAATTATTTTAATTGTTTCCCATAAAGTAGCCATAGGGTAAATAGATAAGTATATAGTAAATATATACCTAACCTACTACCCTATAAGGAATTATACGAAAATCGCTAAAATCATTCACTTTATTCACTTTTTATCACTTTTCAAACTTTTTTCAAAAACTTTATTAAAACATCAAGATTTTTCTTGACAAGTTAAAACTTGTGTGCTATAATGTTCTCAAATCGAAAGGAGAAACAAACAAAATGAATGCACGAGATATTGTAAAAACCTTAATGGCTGACAAAGGTAAGACCAACGCAGATTTAGCCAACGCATTAGGAATCAGCCAAGCAGCCGCTTGGGATAGACTTAATTCCCCCAAAACAAATAACTTAACTGTAAACAAATTGGTAGATATGCTTCGTTATCTTGATTGCGAATTGGTTATAATGCCTCACGGGAAATCGGGAAGAATTGAAAATGCCTATGTGGTAGATAATGGAGAATCAAAATGATTTACCATTATTGCAGAGTATCGAGCAAGGATCAGTGTCTTGACCGTCAACTTGAAGCATTGACCGCATACAAAAAAGCCGATAAGGTCTTTTGCGACAAGCAAAGTGGAAAGAACTTCAACCGAAAAGAGTACCAAGCCTTAAAAAGCGAAGTCCGTTCGGGCGATGAAGTTATCATAAAAGAACTTGACCGCTTGGGTAGAAACAAGGAAGAAATCAAAACCGAATTACAGTGGTTCAAAACAAACGGCATTATAATCCGTATATTAGACATCCCCACCACCTTGCTTGATTTACAAGGACAGGAATGGGTTGCCGAAATGGTAAACAATGTTTTAATTGAAGTAATGGGTGCTATCGCCGAGCAGGAACGTATAAAAATTCGTTCTCGTCAGCGTGAGGGCATTCAAGCAATGAAACAGCGTGGCGAATGGGACAAATACGGTAGACCAAAAATCGAAGTCCCCGATTTTCCCGAATTTTACAAAAAGACAGTTGACGGCGAACTGACCGTAGTAGAAGCGTGTAAGCGTTTAGGTATCACTAATGCTAAATGGTATAGACTTTGTAAGGAGATTGCAGTATGAAACTACAAATAACAGCAATCTTAAAAATCATTATTCAATCACGCTATAACGAATTTCAGGAATTTGCTACGCTATGTGGCATATCACGGCAAAATCTAAACGCCGTTTTCAAACAGAAAGATTTATTGTTTATTACTGCTCATAAGATGTTGCATCATCTTGATTACGACTTATTGGCAGTTAAAGATAACGAATTTCATTTATTCAATTCAGCAGAAGAAAGCATCTGCGTAGTTAATGAGATATTAAAAAATACATCTACGAGCAAAACGGAATTAGCGAAGCGATTGAATGTTTCCTATGTTGCCGTAATGAAGTTCTTCAAACAACCGCATCTTAAAGTTGGTACGATAGTGAAGATTTTCAATGCTCTTGACTATGAAGTGGTAGCACGTTCACGCAAAACACAAAAAATCTATTATGTTGGGGATAAAGATTATTGGAATTATAGTCTTGAACCTATAATAGAACGAACAGTAGAAAGATTAACAGGAGAAAATAATATGTATATCGGTGCAGAACAAACAATCAACTCTTTTTATCAAGATTGCCTTGAGGTCGAATTGACTTCTACCATTTCCACTATGTCTTTGTGGGATGCTTTTGAAAATTATTGCCACAAAAATAAGCATCGTGGTTTACCATACAAAGAGTTTGTTAAACTTTTCAAACATAAAGCAATTCTAAACAACGATTGTTTTTATGGTTTGAAATTAAAGGAGGTTGCATAATGAATCCGGGTACAGTTATCCTCATCATCGTACTTTTTATAGGCGTTTTTGTCGGTGTTTTCTTTTTCGGTAAATATATGGATAAAAAGTGTACGGAAGATGAAGCGAAACCAAAAGATAAAATTAAATCGGTTTCCATTATTAGCACTCGTACAGGCGAAGAAACCCGTGTGCTTGCCACCTACAATTTCACATTGTATTCGTTCCTTGTGGTTTACGAAAGTGGCAAACGAGAAGTAGTCGAATGCAAGAACGGTTCAGACGAATTCAATGAACTGATAAAATACATTAAAGTCAAAAACGATACTGACGAAGTTGAATTTTTTGAAACAATAGACGATTAAGACCTGCGGAAGTAGTCGCAGGGAACAGCCAAAAAGGGCTATAAGCATAACGCTTGTAGTCCTTTATTTTTTTCAGGAGAAATAAAATGGATATTATACTTAACAACGCCATTCTCGCTCAAATAAAAAAGAAGCCGAATGACTTTACCGCATACGAAGATTTGTTCTCGATATGCCGCAATGATATTGAAACAAATAAAAAAGAAGCCCTGCAATATAGCACAAGGCTTCGTGAAATCTGTGAACAGAATATAAGGAAACTTGACGGGGATATTATACCTAAACTTATCGACCTTGTAAGGCGAACGCTTCTCTTTGAAGCCCCTCACCTGTTCGACAGTTATATGCTATATCTCGAAATCAACCGTAAACCGAACGAACGCTTCTACAAACCCCGTAGGAAAAAACTCAAAATAGTAGTCGATGCCATTCAGGAACTCGTGGACGATGAGTTGGACGAACTCTTTATCTCAATGCCTCCCCGTGTTGGTAAGACTACGCTTATAATGTTCGCACTTACTTGGATAATGGGTAGGGACTCTGAAAGGTCGAACCTTTATTCCGCATACTCTGATGTTATCACTTCGGCTATGTATTCCGGTGTGCTTGAGGTAATTAACGATAGCCATACATACACTTGGCACGAAATATTCCCGAATAGTAAGATTGCGAACACCAACGCAAAAGACGAAATCGTAAACATTGACCGTAAAAAGAGATACCCCTCGCTGACCTGTCGTTCTTTGTATGGTACGCTGAATGGTGCTTGCGACTGTAACGGCTTCCTTGTCAGCGATGACCTTATCGGTGGTATCGAAGAAGCACTCAACAAAGACAGACTTGTTTCGGCGTGGTCGAAAGTAGATAACAACCTTATCCCCCGTGCGAAAGAACAGGCAAAGAAATTGTGGGTTGGTACTCGTTGGTCTATAATCGATCCTGCCGGGTTGCGTATGGACTTGCTTGAAAACGATCCTGCGTTTGCGAACTGTCGATATAAGATTATCAACATTCCTGCTCTCGATCCTATCACGGACGAATCCAACTTCGAGTATGACTACGGCGTAGGTTTCTCTACGGAGTATTATCGTCAACGCCGTGCATCGTTTGAACGTAATGACGATATGGCTTCTTGGAATGCTCAATATATGGGCGAACCTATCGAGCGTGAGGGTACTTTGTTTTCTCCCGGCGATATGCTTTTCTTTAACGGCGTACTTCCCGATACTGAACCCGACAGAATATTTATGGCTGTCGATCCTGCGTTCGGCGGTGGGGACTTCGTTTCTGCCCCGATTTGTTTTCAGTATGGTAATGTCGGCTATATTCCCGATGTAATATTCGATGCTTCTGATAAGAAAATTACCCGTCCACGAGTAATAGAAAAAATTCTAAAATACAAAATACAAGCAGCGAGATTTGAAGCGAATAATGGTGGCGAAGATTACAAGGAATGGATAGAAAACGAACTCAAAAAATTAGGGTATCGACTGAATATAACTTCCAAAAAAGCACCTACCAACAAGCGAAAGGAACAGCGTATTTTCGATAAAGCACCTGAAATACGAGAACTGTATTACTTGGAAGCAGGAAAACGCTCGAAAGAATATAATATGTTTATGCACAACCTGTTTGCGTTCAAAATCACGGGTAAAAACAAGAACGATGATGCCCCTGACTCGTTGGCTATGCTTATCGAGATGCGTGAAGAAACAGTCGGTTTTAAGCCCGAAATCTTCCAAAGACGGTTCTAAAATTGTAAATTTTTACTCTCTAATGGTTTATTTTTTAATTTTTTACCGAAAAACCATTGACAACGGCTTTCAAAATGATTATAATACTTGGTAGAAAGTATTCTATAAGGAGGGGTATATTATGTCTGTTAAATCGAGAGCGAATATGACCGGGCGTAAAGTTATTTACACGGATGTTGATACTATTACTGCCGAAAATGTCGTTGACGTTTTGAAAATCGCTGTAATTACACACGCTTTCAACAGGGATGCTATCGACTTTCTTTATGAATATAACAATGGCAATCAGCCTATCTTACAGAGAGTAAAAGAAGTTCGCCCTGAAATTAACAACAAAATCGTTGTCAACAGAGCGAACGAAATCACTTCTTTTAAGGTCGGGTATCTTCTCGGCGAACCCATACAGTATGTAAGCAGGGATTCTGAAAAGAACGACCTTACCGATAAAATCACGCAACTTAACGAGTTTATGTATGCGGAAGATAAAGCGGCAAAAGATAAAGAACTTGCAGATTGGTTTACCATTTGCGGAACGGCTTATAGGATGGTCTTACCTAAACAAGTCGTTGACGATTCTCCTTTTTATATTTTTACGCTTGATCCCCGTCAAACTTTCGTGGTTTACTATAACGGGCTTGGGAACAAACCCGTTATGGGGGTTAAGTATGTAGAAAGAAACGATGGAAAAGTCGTATTCAGCGTTTACACTGAAAAGGAATACTTTGAAATCGTTGATTTTGAAATCGTCAAACAAGAAGCCCACATTTTAGGTGCTATTCCTATTGTAGAATATCCTGCTAATAACGCTCGTCTTGGAGCGTTTGAAGTAGTTCTTCCCCTGCTCGATGCTTACAACCTTGCAGTTTCAGATAGAATGAATGGTCTTGAACAGTTCATTCAGTCCCTGATTAAGTTTGTAAACGTGGACATCACGGAAGAAGAATTTGAAAAACTTAAAGAGTTAGGCGGTATTAAGTTCAAAAGCACTTCTGAAAACCCTGCTGATGTGGACTACCTTACCCCTGAACTCAATCAGACGAACACTCAAACGATTTTGTCTGATATGTACCAAACTATCCTTACTATTTGCGGTATGCCGAATAGAAACGGCGGTAGTTCTACGAGCGATACAGGCTCTGCCGTAATTATGCGTGATGGTTGGGAAGTTGCGGAAGCAAAAGCAAAAGATACCGAGCAGATGTTCAAGCGTTCTGAAAAGGCTACCTTGCGTTTGGCTTTGAAGATTTGTCAAACCTTTGCGAAGTTAGACTTGAAAGTTATGGACATTGATTTGAGATTTACCCGTAGGAACTACGAGAATATCTCGAATAAATCAACGGTTCTTACTCAAATGCTCGGCAGTGGTAAGATCCACCCGAAATTGGCTTTCCAACACTGCGGTATGTTTGCCGATGCTGAACTTGCTTACAAAATCAGTAAGGAATACGCCGAAGAACAGGAAAAGAAAATGCAGGAACAGCAAGCCAAACAACTCGCTGCTCAAAAAGGTGGAGGTACGGGTAATGACGGGAATGGAAACGGCAAGAAAAACGAACCCACAGAACCCACCGAATAAAGATTGGGTTCTTGCCATTGAAGCCATAATCAAACGTGGCAATGTGGCAGAAGTCAAAAAAGAAAAAGATAACATAGTGGTCGTTGAAATTAAACGACAAGTTAAGAATAAGACCGCTATAATTGGTTAGTGGGACACAGCCAACAGGGGCTATCGAATAGGCAAAATTGTCTATTTGGTAGCCCTTTTTGATTTGGAATTATGCCGAAAGGCTGAAATTTGGTTAGAGAAAACCGAAATCGCAAAGTCAGACAAGACTTAAAAACAGAAAAACATAGTCAGAGAAGACTCAAATCGCAGGAGGTATTTTATGACACTCAAAGAATTACTCGGTGATGCTTACAAGGATGGAATGTCTTTGGAAGAGGTCGAAACGGCACTTAAATCCGTCAATTTGCCCGGAGATGAAGCATTAAGAAAAGAACTCGAAAAGAGTAAAAAGGCAACCGACAAGGCTACGGCAGAAGCGGCTGATTACAGAAGAAAGTATCAGGAAAAACTTACCGCCGAAGAAGCAGAAAAGGAAGCGAGAGCAGAAGAAACCAAGAAACTTCAAGACGAACTCGCTGCACTTAAAGCCCGTGAAGCCCTTGCGAACCACAAATCTCAATTCCTTGCTTTGGGGTATGACGATGCACTTGCAACGGAAACCGCACAGGCAATGGTGGACGGCGATATGTCAAAAGTATTCGCTAATCAGAAGAAGTATCAGGATGCTCAAAGGGCATCTATCGAAGCAGAACTTCTTTCTCGTACTCCCACTCCCCCTGCCGGTAAAACTCCCGAAGTTATGGATGCGGCAAAATTCGCCACACTTGGCTACGAGGGTAGAATGAAACTTCTCAACGAGAATCCTACGCTTTATGCCGAGTTGGACAAAGCAACAGAAAACTAAAAAAAAATAATTATAAGGAGTAAACAATTATGTTATTTGATGTAAAAAACTTTAACCCTAATGTGTTTGGGAAGTATGTATCGACTATCCCTAACACCAACCTCAACGAACTTTACAAGTCCAAAGCAATCAAGCGTGATAGCCGTCTTAAAGCACTTTTCAATCCGCAGACGGGTTCTTACAAAGGTACGCTTCCTTACTTCGGCAGACTTTCGGGCAAACCCGATAACTACGATGGCGGTACGGACATCAACGCAACCACTCCCGATACTTACATTCAGGAGTTCATCGTAACGGGTAGAGCGAAAGGCTTCCTTGAAAAAGATTTCAGTTCTGATATTACGGGCGGCGTTCCTTTTATGGATAAAGTTGCCGCAGGTATCGCCGAATATTGGGCGGAAGTATATCAAGCAGGTTTGCTTTCCGTTCTTAAAGGTATCTTTGCTATGACGGGAACGGGAAACGCCGATTTCGTAAGCAAACATACTTACGATATTTCTGCTTCTGAAAGCGGAAACTTCGGTGCTACTACGCTCAACTCGGCACTTCAAAAAGCAAGCGGCGATTCTAAATCGCAGTTCTCGATTGCTTTTATGCACTCGAAAGTTGCTACCGACCTCGAAAACTTGCAGTTGCTTGAATATCTCAAATATACCGATAAAGCAGGTATTCAGAGAAATCTTACTCTTGCAACTCTTAACGGCAGAATCGTTATTGTTGACGATGGTATGCCGAGCGAAATCGTTCCGGCTGTTTACACTTTAACTGCCGATATCGACATTGATGCTACCAAAACTTATTATACGAGAAGCGGTTCAGCAGATTCGTATGTATATACGGCAGTAAAAAATCCTGTTAAAGGCGACATCGAAACTTACTACGAGAAAACGGCAGAAGAATACGAAAAATTCACCACCTATGTTCTCGGCGAGGGTGCAATTACTCTTGAAGATGTAGGTGCGGAAGTTCCTTACGAAATGGACAGAAACCCTGCAAAGAATGGTGGCGAAACCACTCTTTACACTCGCCGCAGATATGTTATTGCACCTGACGGCATTTCGTTCGTAGGTACTCCTGCAACCAAGTCCCCCACCGATGAAGAACTTGAAACGGGTTCTAATTGGTCGCTTATCAGCAACGGTCAAAACGGAGCAAACAAAGCATTCTTCCCTCATAAGAAGATTGCTATTGCAAAAATCGTTACGCTTTAATAAAAACAAGATGGAGGTAGGCTATGACGAACGCTGAAAAATTAACATTGCTCAAAAATATGTACGGCGATAGCGAAGATGAAGCGATTTTATCTGCCTACCTTTCTATCGCTGCCGGGAAAGTATTGGAACGCCTTTACCCTTTTGACGATAAGAAAACCGAAGATGACATCCCTGCAAAACACCACCACACCCAAGTAAATATCGCCAACTATCTTCTCGGTAAGAGAGGTGCAGAGGGCGAAATTAAACACAACGAAAACGGAATCGAACGCACCTACGAAAGTGGGGATGTTCCTGAAAGTATGTTGAAAGACATTGTTCCGCATTGTGGGGTGTTGTAATGAGAACCTTGAAGAAAAATCAACGAAGTTTTTATTACTATTTGTATCGGGATAATGTTGATGCCGTTGATAATGACGGCTATCAAACAGGCGAAAAAGTCTTGAGGTATCACGTTCCCGTTGAATGCAAAGGCAATATTTCCGCAGGTGTAGGCGAAAAGCAAGTTGAATTGTTTGGCTCGAATGTCAAATACGAAAGAGTAATTATCGTAGATGACATTAACTGCCCGATTGACGAAAATTCGCTTCTCTGCGTTGATATTCAACCCGAACCCTATAACCCGAATGAAACGCCCGTTCACGATTACATTGTAAAAGCCATTGCAAAATCTCTAAATGTTTTTGCGATAGCCATAAGCAAGGAAGTTCCCGATGAGAATTAAAGTCCATTTAGGAAATGTATCAGAAGCCATTAAACAGGTCGAAGAATTCCGTAAACGCTTCCACGAAAAGCGAAAACTGTTTCTTCAACGGCTTGCAGAAATCGGGGTTGCAGAAGCCGAAACACGATTTAGAACCGCACAATATGACGGCACTAACGATGTTAAGGTGGAAGAACCGATTTGGGTGGACGATAACCGGGTAATTGTGAAAGCATCGGGCAGTAGCATTCTCTTTATCGAGTTTGGATCGGGTGTTCACTATGCTGCACAATCGCACCCACAGGCTACCGAGTTCGGCTACGAACGTGGTGGCTACGGGCAAGGTCGTGGTAAGAATGACTTTTGGTATTATCAGGGAGAACCCGGAACGAACGGGCAACCGCCAAAAGACGAACGCTTGAGGGAAAAAGGTTTGGTTTATACTCACGGCAACCCTGCAAACCGCTGTATGTGGGAAGCAGGAAAGAAAATACGCTCTGAAATTTTGAAAATCGCAAAGGAGGTGTTTGGTAGTGATTGATTGCGAAAACGAAATTTATACCACAGTTAAGACGAAAGTAGAAGCCGTTTACAAAGGCATTCACTTCACAAGCGAACCTACATACTCCCCTGCGGAATTTCCTTGTGTGGCGTTGTACGAAGCCGATAACAGTTCTTACGATAAAACGAAAGACAGTAGCGGTAAGGAAAACCACGCACAGGTTATGTACGAAGCCTATGTGTTCTCGAACAAAAAGCAAGGGCGTAAGACGGAATGCAAAAACATCTTTAAGGTTGTGGACGAAGTAATGTCTGCTCTCGGGTTTACCCGATTGACTAAACAACCTTTTAACACCGACAATGTATCTCGCTTGATAGGTAGATATGTTGCCGTCATTTCAAAAAATAAAGAAATATTCAGGAGGTAATAACTATGATTAGTTATAAAACATTCTTAATGATTGCGGAATCCGCAAATGCTTACACGAAACTCGTGGACATTAAAGATTTCCCCGATTTGTTCGCTGTTCCTGAAAAGTTAGAAAAGACCACTCTTTCTGACAGAGGACACGTTTACGATGAGGGTATCGAAGCCAACGATCCGTTGGAGTTCACGGCGAACTACACCAAGACGGACTTCGATAAACTTCGTGCTATGAAAGGCGAAGAAAAGAATTTCGCTATTTGGTTCGGCGGCACGGAAAACGGCGATACCACCACTCCTACGGGTAGCGATGGTAAGTACAAGTGCAAAGGCAAGTTGAACGTAAGTATTGTCGGCAAGGGCGTAAACGAAGTTCTCGAAATGAAGATTTCCATTACCCCGTCCACCGCACTTACGGAAGATAACGAAGCATCTTAATTCACGGAGGTAAATAACAATGGCAAAACAGATTAAGTTCACGATAAACGATAAACATTATACGCTTGAATACACCCGTAAGAGCGTTGAAATCTTGGAAAAACAGGGTTTCACTATCGGGGATGTAACGGATAAACCTATGAGCGTTCTCCCTCAACTTTTTGCAGGGGCGTTCTTGGCTCATCACAAGTTCGAGAAACGAGAAGTAATTGACGGTATCTTTGCCAAGATGAAAAACCGTGAAGAACTTTTCTCGACTCTCGTTGAAATGTATAATGAACCCCTTTTAGCGATTATGGCAGAACCGGAAAGCGATGAGGGAAACGTGGATTGGACAGTGAATTAGTAAGTGATTCACTGCCCGTAGGCGAAAACGGGGGTGCAAAGAAATCTTTCGCCCCCGTAAAAACTTACACGGAACAATTTTACGAGGTTTTTCCCTATTATCTTTCAATAGGAATGACCGCAGACGAGTTTTGGAATCAGGACTGCACCTTGACGAAATATTATCGCAAGGCTCACGCTATGCAGTTAGATCGTAAAAACGAAGAATTATGGTTGCAAGGTATGTACATTTACGAAGCGTTATGCGATGTATCGCCTTTACTTCACGCTTTCGCTAAACAAGGTACAAAACCGCTACCGTACCCGAACGAACCTTTCCCCCGTACCGAGAAAGAAGCCGAACTTCGTGAAATCAAAGCAAGAGAAGCAAGGTTTGAAATGGCAAGGGCAAGAATGGCTTCACGGGCTAACAAAAATAAAGAATAAGGAGGTACAAAGCATATGGATAACACCATTGATTCTTTACAGATAGATATAGTTGAATCTGCTACCACTGCGGATAAGAGTATAGATGCTTTGGTATCTTCACTCAAAAAGTTAGACCGCATTGGCAAGTCTAACTCTTTTTCTATTATCCAAAAACAATTAAAAGGTATTGCAAAGGTAAACTTTGATACTCTTGAAAGTCAAATTACTTCCATTACGAAGAATTTGGATAAACTTAAAAGTTATCAAAACTTCCTGAACAATATCAATCTCGGCACTCCTACTATCGACACTACGGCTGTAAGTGCAGGTGTTGATTCTGCTGTTGCAGAAGTAAACCGTGCAAGAGAAGAAGTGTTAAACGTGGGAGAACGCTTTGGAGAAGCCGCAAACACCCGTCCTGAATGGCTTGACGATGTTCAAACTCAATGTGATACGATTATCGGCAGTTATCAATCTTCCGTTGATAGCCTCAACGCCACCAAAACGCAAATTACTACAATGTTGGCTGAAAAACAAGCCGACTTTGGCGATCAATCAGCGTTTATAGGTGCAACCGACTTTACGGACACGCTTACGGACAAAATGACGAAACTTGATTTGTCGGCTACCCTGCTCATTGAAAGAATGGAGCAACTCAAAGAAAGTGGAAACATTGATACTACTTCGTGGTTCAATCTTCAAAAACAGTTGCTTGCTTTGAAACTGCAATATTCGCAACTCGAACAAGCAGCGAAAAAACATTCTCGGGCGGTAGATTCTCTCGGCAAATCTGTCAAGAAAACCAAACAGCCGTTAGGAAAACTTATCAGCAAATTCGGCAATGTAATGATGTATCGAATGATTCGTTATCTACTTTCGCAAATTATGCAAGCCGTTACAGAGGGCTTCCAAAATATGGCGAAGTTCAGCAACGAAGCGAACAGAGTTATGTCGGCTTACAAAACCGAATTCTTGTACATAAAAAACAGTTTAGGTTCTGCCTTGATGCCTATTATGGAATCGCTTTTACCTACTGTTATCAGGCTTGGCGATGCGTTTGTCGATATTACTAACAGCATCGGCTTGATTAGTGCAGGAATTGCAGGTAAGGACACGTTCTTACAGGCGAAAAAATATGCACAGGACTATAAAAAGTCCCTTGACGATATTAAGAGAGCAACCGTAGGTTTTGACGAAATCAATGTTTTATCAAAGCCCGATGTGAATAACGATTATACGCAAATGTTTGAAGAAGTCGAATTCTCGGGTTGGGATGTCGCAGGTGCTATCGCTAAAATAACGGCTCTCGTTGCTTCGATTCTCACTTTAACGCTTGCGATTAAAGGTATCAAAATCGGCGATGTATTTACCAAAATGGGAAAAGGTTTGAAGAATTCCTATAATTCGATTAAGAACACTTCCGTTTGGAAAAAAGCCGCTTTAAGTGTTGCCTTGTTAGCAGGAGAAGCGATAATCTGCCATAACGCTATTTACGATATGGCTACGGGTACAAAGTCAGTCGGTCAGGGCTTACTTGAACTCATACCTATTCTCGCACTCGTAGGCGTTGCTATGTATGCGATGTGGGGACCGGTCGGGCTTATTATCGGTGCAGTAGTTGCCGTTATCTCGGGTGTAGTTGGTGGTATTAAAGCCGTCAGCGAAGCCGCAAAAGATAGAGAAATGGAAAAGTTTTGGAAAGTTGGCGGTGTTGCTATCGAACAGTGTACCGCACAATTAGAAAACTACTTCCGTGCATTAGGTATCGGTCAACAGCAAGAATGGAATGACACGCTGAATGCAGCAAACGCAGAACTCACGGATGCTATATTCAATTATAACACTTTGTGGGCTTCCGTTCAGGGCGATAATGTCAGCACGAAGAAAATTCAGCAGTTAAGCGATGCTTTCCAAAGTTTAGCGAATGCTGCTAACGCCGTAAATGAAGCCGCTATCGGTAGCCTTATGGCAAGCATTAAGACGGGTATTGAAATGAATATCACACCTGAACTTACTGCAAGATTAGGCGGTTTGGTAAACTCACTTGAAGCAGCACAAGATTTACTTTCTGTTAAGGTAAACGGCTTAAACGCTGAATATCAACAGGTATTAAACGAAGTTGCTTCTAACGGTGGTAATATCACTTCTGAACAGAGAACGAAACTTGAACAACTCAAAGCGGAAATGAACAAGTTTACTCTTTCTGACAACACCGCTGCGGAATCGTGGAGTATGTCGTTGCAGGAAGCGAAAAACGCAGGTATTAACGCCGGGTTCAACAAAGACGATGTTGCTTCTTCTTTGGATGACTTGATTGCCGATAGAGATGAATACCTTGCTATTTTGAAAACGAATTACGCCTCAAGCGTAAGTACGCTCAAACAGTTAATTCAACTCGATAAAACCGAATTTGGCGGTGCGTTAGGTTTCAGTGATGCTGACTTGGCTACCCTTGCAGAAAGTTATAATGCACAGTTGGAAGCCGTAAATAAACAGTTCAATGATGTCATTTGGGGTGTTTACAACGGCTTAAACGCAAACGCTATGAGCGATCCCGGAAACTTTTGGAAAGATATTTCCGCTTGGGCGTGGAATTGGGGCTATTACGGCGAAAAAGATGCGTACAAGGAACAGCAGGATATTCTTAAAATGATTAAAGATTATCTCGGTTCTGTTGACGATATGAAAGTCGATGTCCCTGCACACGCTAACGGCGGTTTCCCCGAAGATGGACTGTTTATGGCGAACCATACCGAATTAGTCGGTAAGTTTACTAACGGCAAAACGGCTGTTGCGAATAATGCTCAAATCGTTGAGGGTATCAAACAAGGCGTTATGGAAGCAATGAGCGAATCGGGTGGCAATGACGGCGGTAATTGGGTAATACAAGTTGTAGATACCAACGGCGAAGTTAAAGGCGAAACTATCATTACTGCGGCTGAACGTAAGAACCGCCGTGATGGTAAAACAGTAATTGCAGTAGGAGGTTAAGGTATGAACGAAGAATATAACCCTATAAGAAGTGTTGACGGCTTCGCCGTACCTTGCCCCTCTGCTTACATATGGAAAATGGAAGATATTTCGGCAAGTGATGCCGGGCGTACCGAAGATACGGTTATGGATAAAAAGCGTATCGGGCAAGTAGTAGGCGTTGAACTCAAATGGAAGAATGTTTCCATAGAAGATGCCGCTACGATCCTGACGGCGTTTAACCCCGAATATGTAAGTGTTTGCTATTTGGATGCACAAAAGGGTGCATATACTACTTCCACCTTTTATGTGGGTAATCGTAATGCTCCCCTTTACAATGCGGCACTCGGTGTTTGGCAAGAAATCTCTTTCAATATAATCGAACGTGATGGGAGGAAATAATTATGTATCCTATTTCTCCCGAAGCGTTAAAGTTGTTCAAAGGGAACTATCGCCAAGTAGTCCATATTTTGGGTAAAGGCTACGATAGAACTTTTGAATTAACGGAATCAGATGTTATGCAGGGCGGTTTTTCGTTAGACCGCTACTGCGTATCAGGGGAAAAAATCGAAATAGGCTCTGCCGTTGCAGCAGAACTCACACTAAAACTCGACAACAGAGATGACCGCTTCGCAGACGAAGTGTTTGAGGGTGCGGAACTCGAAGTTAAAATCGGTGTTAAAAAATGGGATGCCTATCGTTGGGAAAACGCACAGGTTCATTGGATTCCTTGCGGTTTCTTTACTGTCGATCAACCGCCCCGTAAACTGTCGAATATAACCCTTTCTGCTCTCGATAGAATGGTTAGATTCGATGTCCCTGCAAAGCCCGAAGATTTGTCTTTCCCTATGACAGTTGGTGCTTTGCTTATAAAATGTTGCGATATGTGCAATGTTCCGTTAGAAACACTTCCTGCTTCGTTAGTGAATAGCGGATATGTTGTATCGGCTTACCCGAGTGATGATG